CTAACAACGCAGACGGTTCAGGTAGCTTTGGACGTAAAGCACAACGTAAAGTTATTGTAAAAGCTCTACAAAGCGAAATGAACAGCAACCAAGATATTAGAGATGACGAATCACGTATCTTTAACTTAATTGCTACACCAGGTTATCCAGAACTAATTGGTGAAATGGTAACACTTAACTCAGCTAGAGGACTAACAGCATTTGTTGTTGGAGACTCTCCAATGAGACTTAGCTCTAGTACAACTGATTTACAAAACTGGTCAACTAACGTTGCTCTCGCACCAGAGGACAACGATGACGGTCTTGTAACAAGTGACGAATATTTAGGTGTATATTATCCAAGTGGATTTACAAGCGATAACGCAGGTAACAATGTAATTGTTCCAGCATCGCATATGGCACTACGCACTATAGCATTAAATGACCAAGTTGCTTATCCATGGTTTGCTCCAGCAGGAACAAGACGCGGCGGAGTAACAAATGCTACTGCTACAGGATATATTGATAGCGAAGGCGAATTTGTAAGTGTAGCGTTGAACGAAGGACAGCGTGATACATTATACTCAAATAACGTTAACCCTATTACATTCCTAAACGGAGCAGGATTAGTTGTATTTGGGCAAAAAACAAGAGCAGCTAATGCTAGTGCGCTAGACAGAGTAAATGTCGCAAGACTTACAGTTTACTTACGTAGTCAACTTAAGAAACTTGCTAAACCATATATCTTTGAACCAAATGATAAAATCACACGTGATGAAATCAAACAGCAGGTTGAAAGTTTAATGGTAGAGCTTGTAGGACTAAGAGCAATTTTTGACTACTTAGTTGTATGTGACGAAACAAATAATACTCCTGCTAGAATTGATAGAAACGAGTTATATGTAGATATTGCTATAGAACCAGTAAAAGCAGTAGAATTTATTTACATTCCGCTACGTCTTAAAAACACAGGAGAAATAGCAGGTCTTTAAAAATAGTGGGGCAGCGCAAGTTGCCCCTATTATGATAAATACTTGTGAATAGGAGTAATAAATGGCAATCTCATCTTTATCAAAACTAACAGTTCCATTAGCAACAAGTGACAGCGCAAGCAGTCAAGGTTTGCTTATGCCAAAACTTCAATATCGTTTTCGTGTTACACTAGAAAACTTTGGAGTTTCAACACCAACAACTGAATTAACAAAACAAGTTATGGACGTTACTAGACCAAACTTAACTTTTGAAAACATGGAAATTCCTGTATACAACAGTAAAGTTTATCTAGCAGGTAAGCACACATGGAACCCACTATCATTAAATTTACGTGAAGATATTAACAACAACGTACAAAAATTAGTTGGTGAACAACTACAGAAACAATTTGACTTTATGGAGCAAGCAAGTGCTAATAGTGGTCAAGATTACAAGTTTGTTACACGTATTGAAATACTCGATGGCGGTAACGGAGCAACTGGAGTACAAGTATTAGAAACTTGGGAATGTTATGGTTGTTTCATCACAGAAGCAAACTACAACAGTTTAGCATATGCCAACAACGATCCGGTAAATGTTACACTAAGTATTCAATATGACAACGCAATCCAAACTCCAGAAAATACTGGGTTAGGAACAGCAGTTGGCAGAACACTAGGAACAAACGTAACTGGCGGCGGCTAATAAAAATTAGAAGATTGCCAATTAATTTAGGAGTATATTTTTTTAATATACTCCTTTTTTATTTTCTACGCAGTTAATTAATAGGATAAATACAATATGGCTAATCCGTTCTCAGGTTTTTTTGATAATTTAATTAGTGGTGCTTTGAGTCCAAAAGGAAACTTAGCAGACTATCAACATGCGAGTCGTATATATGTTGACGGCAATATGCGATTGGCTCCTAAACTACCTCATCTATTCCATGTGGTTTTAAATATTGATCCTAGTATACCAATTAGTTCAAACGATGCTCTTAATAATACTGTAAAAAGAGAAATAAATGTACTGTGTAAGTCAGTAGATTTGCCTAATTATAATGTAGATGTACAAGTTTTAAATCAATATAATAGGAAAAAAGTACATCAAACTGCTGTAAACTATGCTCCGGTAAACATGACATGGCATGACGATAATGCTGGATTAACAAATTTTTTATGGAAAAGTTATTTTAATTATTATTATAGTGATGCTAGTCATACACAGCCAAATGGCACATCTCCTGAAATATTAGATCCAGCTTTACTAAGGATTGATAATAAAAATAATGCGTACAGTAATGGTGAAAACTTTGATTATAGATATGGTTTAGATAGACCAGGAAAAAGCAATAACTTTTTTACTAGTATTCAAGTATTCCAATTACACCCAGAAAACGGACAACCTACTAATACTAGCTTTACATATTTTAATCCACTCATCGAAACATGGAATCATAATAGTGTAAATATCGAAGGCGGTCAATTTAAAGAAAACACAATGAGATTTTCTTATGAATCAGTAGTAATGGATAGACATTTAACACAACCAGGTGTAAATCCAAAAACATTTGGTGAAGGTAGATATGATACTGTATCAAGTCCTCTTACAATACAAGGCGGTGGCGGCAGTAGTTTCTTTGGCACTGGCGGTGTATTAGCAGGCACAGAATCTACAATTAATAACCTCCAGCAAGGTAATGTATTGGGCGCACTTATTACAGGAGCAAATACTTTTAGAAATGCTCAAAATTTATCCTTTGGTGGACTTATTACTGAACTAGCAACAGGTATAGAAAATGTAGCTGTAAACCAAATAAACAATACAAACTTTCCTTCCAACAACAACCAAAATCAAACACAAGCACTTCCAAAGGTATTTTAACAATGACAGATATAGTAAATACAAATGTAGCTTTAAATGATACTATTGTTAAAAGCAAAGAATTCTTTTTTAATTACGAAAAAGAAGCAATTAGTTATCCTAGTAATCAAGTAGATGCTGTAGTAGGGTTTTTTGAGTCAAGAGGATTTGAAAAAACTGCTGCGATATCAACTGCTACAATTTTATTAAGACAAGCAAAAATTGACAATGTAAAAGTTATGGAATTGTTAGATCAATTAAAAAGTTTTGACGATGTAAAACTTAACAACCTTATTGGCGCAATTTTAAACACTAATAGAAGTGCTATTAGCAAACTGGGATTTGTTACTGAACCTACAGAAGAAAATGTAATTACTCGTAACATAGTGGTATAATGGCAAAATATGCTCAAGGCAAATACACCGTAAAAAATAAAGAAAAATATCTCGGTAACAGACAGCCAACTTACAGAAGTAGTTGGGAATTTGCTTTTATGAAATTTTGTGACGAACATCCTAGTGTAGCCAAATGGGCTAGTGAAGCTATTAAAATTCCTTATAGAAATCCATTTACTGGAAAACAAACAATTTATGTTCCAGACTTTTTTGTTGTGTATGTTGACAGAACAGGCAAGCAACATGTAGAAGTTGTAGAAGTAAAGCCATACAACCAAACAGTAAAAGAAAAAGCTCGCAGTAAACACAATCAAGCACACTGGGCATTGAATCAAGTAAAATGGGCTGCGGCAAATGCTTATTGTAAACAAAATGGTATGAAGTTTAGAGTTGTAAGTGAAAATGATATTTTCCACTCTGGTCGTAGAGGATAAATAATAGTAGTATATAATGGAAACTACTATGACTAAAAAACTTGAAGATTTGTTAAATTTACCAGATGCTAAGGAAATGATTGCAGAAGAACAATCAAAAAAAGCACAAGAAGCAATCGTAGAACAAGAAGATACTATTCGCGACATAGCTGAGTTTGATAAAATTAATTCTGCTTTGCCACAAGTTAAAGGACTAGGTGAACTAGCAGACAAAGAATTAAACGAGGTATCTGAAAAAGCAATGCAAGCATATGAAGACCTTATGGATTTAGGTATGAACGTAGAAAGCCGTTATAGTGGTAGAGTTTTTGAAGTAGCTGGCACTATGTTAAAAACAAACCTTGATGCTAAAGTTGCTAAGTTAGATAAGAAACTAAAAATGGTAGAATTACAACTTAAAAAAGAAAAACTAGACAAAGATAGCTTTAGCCCAACTGGTATTACAGAAGGCGAAGGCTATGTTGTAACAGATAGAAATAGTCTATTAGAGCGTCTTAAAGCAGTAGATAAAGATAAATAACATATAACAGGACTATAACAATGAAAAAATTTAGTGAATATCTAACTGAAACACATAAAGTATACCCTTTTAAAATTGGTATTGCTGGCGATCTTCCAGAAGGGTGCGAAGACAATCTAAAAAGATGTTTAGAAAAATTTGCTGTAAAAAGTTTATCAGCAGCAAAGAAAACACCAATACAGGAACGTCCTTTAGATTTTCCACAACTGGAAAACATTGATGTACGTTACTACGAAGCAGAATTACAGTATCCAAGCACACCTGATGCTATTCAAGAATACATTGGTAACTGCTGCGGAGTTGAACAAAGTAATATTATCGTTAGAAGTCCAACTGATCCTAGAGAAGAATATCAAGAAAAGAAAGAAGATAAAGAATACGAACCAATGCTTACAACTGAAGAATTGGATGCCATGCCAGCACAAGAACAAGTAGGCGGACAACGTATAATGGATCTATTAAAAGAATTAGAAACAGCACGTA